GAGTTCTTTGGTCTTGGCCCGGTATTCGGCGGTCATCGCCTTCAATTGCTCGACGGTGTACTTCTTGGGCTCATGAGGCCCTTCCAGCCACTCCACAGCCTCGGCGCCGATGCGCTTCACCAGCTCGATGCGGTAATTCACGATGTCGCCGGACTTGTGGTTGTTGCACGGGGCACACTGGCGCCATACGTTGAGCGGCTCGAACCTGAGTTCCGGATTACCACCCACGGTCCGGTAATGCCCGGCGTGCCATTGGCCGTTGTGATGCCTGCCGCAGCTCACGCATGGGAGGCCAATATCTCTCTCGCGGATCCAGGCATTGAAAGCGGTCTGGGCATCCTTCATGTGCTGGGCGCGCGTCTTGATCTTCTCCTTACGGACCTTGATCTCCTTGCGACCCAGGTCAATGAGAGCTTTACGGGCCTTCTCCTGGTTCGTCTTGTTGCTGGGTGCGTCGATGGCAGCACACGCCGGGCTGCATACACGCTGGCCCAGGCGCTGAGGCACGAATGAGGCCCCGCACTCTGCGACGCGGCATTTCTTTGGGCGGGGTTGTTTGGCTGGGAGGCTCATGCCGCCACCTCGCTCAGCAGGTCACTGAAGACAACGCCCTGGCCGGTGAAGTAAGCAGCCATGCGGTCTGTGTACTGGATGCCCTGGGCGCGATTTAACAAGCTGGTCACAGGGAAGCCATCCGGGCCGAACAACTTGTGCTCACCCATCAGTGCCAGCTTCTCCTCGTAGGGCAGATGGCGCATGACCCGGTACCAGGCCGCTTGGAAACCTGAGTCCTCGTTGAGCAGAATCTGCACGCCGAAGTGAAGTTTGCAGTACCGCCGGGCGTCCGCCGGGTCACCGATCTGAGTCATCTCGGAGATGCGCTTGTACATCGCGAACCACAGGGCGTTCTGGTCGAGCGTGCGGTCCTTGCCTGGGCGCATGGAGACGACCACGAACTTCTTGGCCTTGTACATGTTGGTAAGGCTGGTGATGGCCTCAGAGAGCTTGGCCGGGCAGTTGACGGATATCTTGTCAGTCATGGCTGCTCTCCCTGGCCCATGGCGGCGTCGATTAGCGCGTCGGCAGCCTTTTCGCACACATGCCAGTCATCCGAGCTGTCGCGGATGTAGGTCAGTGCCTTGCGCAGCGCCTCCACCTCAGCCCTCAGCTCAGCATTCACCTGCTCATAGGCTTTGTAGCCGGTCTGGAGGCCGGCTACTTCGGCGCGGAGCTGGTCGCGTTCTTCTGCAACGCTGCAGTAGTTTGCGTGGTGGCTTGCCTGCCATTCCTTGAATTGCGCTGCCTGACGCTCGTTCTCGGCCTTGAGCTGGTCGCGCTCAGCACGCAGCACCAGATAGCTCTGCTCCTCCTGCTTGAGCGCGTAAAGCAACTGAGCGTTATCGGTACGCAGATTTTGCAGATCCTTGCGCTGCGAATCGTTCTCGGCGATCAGGGATAGGACAGCGGCAGGGTTGGCGGCGGCAATAAAATACTCGTCGTCATGATGCAAGCCGTTGATGTAGCCGCTACGGTCCTCGCAGCGAAGCTCTCCAAATTCATACCATTCGCCTAGGGAGGCCTCGGCCAGCCGCTTCAGTTCGGTGTAGTCAGCCACGGGTCACCTCCAGGATTGCCATGGCCCAGAAAACGCCAATGGACAGAGCCATCAAGGTCAGGGCGAATGTGATGTGGGTTTGGGTGGTCATGGCGTCACCTTCAGGCCCTGGGCCTTGATGTTGTCCACCAGGTCGTTCAGATATTTGGTGGCGTTGAAGCAGCCGCCTTCAACATCTTCGAAGTACTCCTGGTATTTATCGTCGTGGAGATTCGGGAAGCCGATAACCAGATCAGCGCGGGAGGCCTTCCAAGCCAGCCAGCAGTGCTGAACGGTGAAACCCTGGTACTCGCCCTCTGTCACGCCGTGGAGTGGATTGAATCGGTCTAGAGACTGGTTCGGGTATTCACTCAAAACCCACGCTTCAAACTCTTCACGCATCTTGTCGGTCATGTCCGCTTCTCCTGCGCTTCCGCAATCACTGCCATACGCTCCAGGCGCTCAGCGGCCTGACTCGACAAGTTCACTCCGTCTGCCTCGTCCATCACCGGCATGCAGACGAAACGGATTCCGAACTTGACCAGGGAGTGGGCTGTTTCCAGGGATTGGCGTAGCTGTGCTGGGTTTGCTCGTTTCATGTCCGTTGCTCCCGATTCTTCTTGCCGAACTTCGCCATCAGTTGTGCCCGTGCTGCTGCGCCACTGCATGGGATGGCCTGGATCTCCAGCAGGCGCGCCTGGCGGTGACTGGCGTACTCCTCTGCCCGCTCCAGTTCGGTCTTCTGGCTGTCGTGGCCGATGCCGACGGCGATGTCTTCCAGCGGCTTGCCCTGCATGAGCATGCGGATGGTGATGTCGTAGGCCCTGTCGAACACCTTGCTGGCCTTCTCGGGGATCAGGTCGCCCAAGTTGTGCATCTCGCATTGCAGCGCCGCGTGGCGCACGGCCGGGTGCGACCAGGTGCGACTGCCGAACCGGCTCGGGTGAGCGTTCACCAGCGCCTCGCGAAAGGCCTTGTCGTGCGGCGGGATACCCAGCATTTCCGGCGTCGGCTGGCATAGCTTGATGAACTTGCCCACGCTCGGTGCGAAGTCAGTGCCCAGCGAGCGGCAGCGCTCAATGCCGAAGCGGATCTGCTCCAGGGTGTTGATCTCGGCAACGATGAACGCCTTGATCCAGCTGCGCTTGGCGGTGCTCAGCGCGGCATCCGTCGGCCAGGCCTGTTTCCAGGCCGGGAAGATGGCCTGCAGCTCCTTGAACAGCGCATTCACGACGTCGACAGTGCCTGGCGGCAGAGTCTGTGGCATGACCGGCATAGGTGGCGGCTTGTAGCCGGCCATCGCGCCCGGAAGATCCTCGTCGGCCCCGGCTGCCTTCATGAGCTGTGCCGCGCTTCTCGGCGGCTTTTGCTTGTTGCTCATAGCACGCTCCCAAGATCGTCAGCCCACGTCTGGTCGTCGAAGTCAGGACCGTTGGCCTGTCGGCGCCCCGGGAACGGATGGACGTTGTTTGCAGTTGCTGTGTCGCGCTTCACCCACTTCACCAGCAGGCTGACCCAGGACGCTTGCGTCTCGATGCGGCCGGATGCCGAGTAGTGGCAGACGAATGCCGCTGTGGCTTCGTTGGTGAATGCGGACACCGGCATTGCCATTCGGAACGCGTAGGCCTTCAGGAGCATCTCGTCAGGAACCCAGTCCAAGGTCATTTCGGTTGGCGCTTTTGGGTCGGCGGAATTTTCCTGCCCCTCGCGTAGAGTGTTGTGTTGATCTTCTCCTATTCCCTTCCCTTCCATTCCGGGGTCAACCGGTCGACGATCAGTCGACGACTCCTCGGCGAATTGTTGGCGAATGCTCTCCGACTGGTCGTCGAATTCTGATGGCGGGCCTGGGTATTTGAAGTTCTTCTTCTCGATTTTCTGGTGCTTCCAGCCGCGGACATGGAAGTAGTTCTTCCCGGTCACCCAGTAGCTCTGGATCAGCTCAGCCCCTTCCAGTTCGCCGAGGAGTCCGCTGACTTCTTCGGTGGTGATGTCGTCACCGGGGAAAACCAAAGCCTTGATTGTTCTCGGCGAAAGCGGGTGATTCCCGCCGTCATCGCAGAAATTCCAAAGACCGATAAACAACAGCCGGGCCATGGGGCGGCAGGACATGACCTGCTCGCTCGACCAGAACTCGGGCTTGACGGTGCGTATGCGAGCCATCACGCGGCCCCCTTGAGTGCTTTGTCGTGGGTGAACAGGCCGTCCCAGGTCTTCTTCATCGGAAGCTCGCCGGCCAGGTACAGGTCGTACAGGCGTACAGCGCCTTTCTTCAGGAGGACGGGCGTGAAGGAAACGAACGGCTCCTTGCCGTGGGGAGTGACTTCGTGCTGGTGCTCGGTCATGTACTTGTCGCGGGCATAGGACGCCACGCGCATGCGAAGGCCGGTCTTGCTCTCGTTGTAGAGCCAGTTCCGGGTTTCCAGGTACTTGCCCACCTGCATCACGTTGACCCCATTGAGGCCCTTGCAGAACTGGGTGTGGGTCATCCCTTCCTTGAACAGGTTCTCCAGGGAATGGATTTTGGTGGCCTGTTGGTGATTCTCGACGCGCAGCACCGCCGTCTGCTCGATCTGGTCGGCATACAGGCGCAGGGCTTCGGCATACGAAGGCATGGCAACAGGTTGAGCGACCTGCGCCTCCAGTTCATGCCAGCGCCGGATCACCGTCATACGCATGGCGGCGCTGTAGCCTGTCAGCAGGCAGTCGGTATGCTCGCGATCAAGCAGATACTCGGTCTGCTCCCGGTTCAGCGGGTCCAGATAGATGCATCCAAAAGTGGATGCATCCTCGCCAAGATCTTTCAGCATGGCGATAACGTCGCGCTTCACGTGGAAGTGAGCCTTCCCGGTCAGTTCGGCTATCTCTCGCGATGACATAGTTTTGCGCGACACGTTTTCAGATCCGGCGAAACGTGTCGCGACATCGGCCGGGGTATTGATCGTTTGGTTGGATTGGTGCATGATTTGCTCCACAACGTGTTTAAGAGAGCCGGGTCACTACCCCGGCTTTTTTTCGCCCTGGATTTGGCAGAGGCCCTCCGAGTTACCCCGAAGAGTCCCTGCCTGAGGCCCTCATTGGGGGCACCAGCTGAAGGACCTGGGCCTTCTTCCTTCCCACTTCGGAAAGCGCGCCACAGGCAATGGCGGTTTCCGTCATTTCGTTGATCGCACGGCTGAAGTTCCAGCCGTTTGCGCGCATCAATTTCTCCACCTGCTTTCGCGTGTGTGGAGGCAGCCTTTCAAGCTCTACGGTCATTTGGCCCTCCAAAGGGGCTTCAGCCCGCGATATCTTCTTGTTTGTCCTGCATCAACTCCTCGATCACGCCGTTGGCTACGGCCCACTCGATGATTTCGTACAGGTAGGTCGCGTGCTGCATGCGGGTCTTGGTTGCGGCTTTGCGAAGAATCCGATCAAGCACCGGTTCGAATCGAACCTTCACCGGGATGGCGCGCTTTTGATTGGGGTCCATGTACATGCTTCGATGCTCCTGGCTATTGAGGTGAGTTAGGCGGCGGTTTTTTTGGGCGAGCTGGCCGGGTCATCCTGGCGGCTGGCAGTGAGCTGGCCGGCGGACTCCTTCTCCAACACGCATTGCATTGGGTAGGAGAAGCCGCCGGCGGATCGGCACTGCGAGACACGGCTCCTGGTGACGCGCAAGGCTTCACCGATCGCGCCAGGCGTGCGGAAGAATTGCAGGGCTTCGTCATAGGTCATTTAAGGTTTCTCCACTTCACTGGGCCCGAGTTTAGAAATGTTAACAGGAAAACGCAAGTTATCTAAACTGCACAATGTTTAGAATCCTTAACCATGAACTTCAGCGAACGAGTTAAAGAGCGCATGGCGGCCCTGGGGCTGCGTGCGACCGACATAAGCGAGCGGACAGGCGTGTCTAGAACGACCGTCTCCTTTTGGCTGTCTGGAACGAATGGAGCGAAGGGGAAAAACCTTTTGGCCCTGGCGAAGGCCTTGGATTGCTCACCGGACTGGCTATCGAGCGGGACGGAACCAATGCAGGCTGGAAAACCCGTCAACCTGTCCCCTATAGAGGCCTGGGATGACGACACCCCCCTCGATGACGACGAGGTCTACGTTCCATTCCTCGAGGAGGTGGAGCTGGCCGCTGGATCTGGCCGCTTTGCTATTGAGGAAAGCGACAGCGCCAGGCTGCGTTTTTTCAAGAAGGACTTACGCAACAACAATGTGCAGTTCAGCAACGCGAAATGCGTCATGGTCAGCGGCAACAGCATGGTTCCCGTGCTCCGAGACGGCGCCACAGTGGGCATCAATG